GCTTGTATAACTTTTGAACTGCTTAGGTTAACCGACTGTAAACAAAGAAGAAAAAAGTTATACAGACTTTTCAATGACTTAGCGTAAAAAGCCACTAATCAAATCGGTTAACAAATCCCGAACAAATCCCGTCAAATAAAAGTAAAATGAACAAATCAAATAATTGACAACAAATTAACACGATATTAATGACGGTTAATGCAGACAACTCGAATTGCCAGCACATTGCACACAACAAATTGCACAATGTTTACACAATCGCGCATGGTTAACAAAACGTTACCTAACATCTATAATAAACAGAACGAAAAGCCAACATTGTTTCCGAGCTAGCTACCTAGCGCAAAAGCAAAAAAGCCGTCCACGAGGCTCCTAATGGCCTTACAATCGATCCGAGCAATCCTAATGTGGGAATTAATGATCTGTCAACCATAAGTTAATTCTGAAAAGTTTGGGCTTGTCAAATCGATTGCCTCTTGCTACGTAAGGCGTGCGGCAATGTTGCCGCTTAGGAGAATTCGCTATGACAACTCTAACAAAAGCATCAAATCAATGGGCTTCGCGGCCGGCTGACGAGCGCTTCCCCTCGATCGAGGCGATGCATTCCTTTTGCGCTGGCGAGCGCGCCTTGTGCGGCGCCGCTACCCTGGAAGACAAGAGCTTACATGCAGAAGCCGTTGACGGCGCCGTTTTGTTGAACGGCAAGACTTCGAAAGCCATGCTTACCAATTGGGCTTTTGGGCAACTCGCAAACCGTGCTGACGCCCCAGCCGCTTACTTGCGCACATTGCCGGCAACGCTCGCGGCCGATTGCTTGAACAATGGCTTGAAAGCCAGCACGGGAACGTCACGGCTCTTGATACAGCGAGCCGGATTAGACGCGCCTAGCTTGACGGCGCAAATGATCAGCGGCGTTCAAGCTGTGCCCACAATTCGCGCTATCACGTCCGATCGCTACGATCGGATTTGGAATTCCGATATTACGGCTCGACTTGTCGAGCTTAAGAACAACGGGACCGGATGGCAGGAAGCGCCAGCGGCGTTTGACGGCTCGCGCGGTCAATATGCTGGCGATCGCGATTGCTTTTCGTTCTTCGTCGATAACGATCGGCGCATTTTCGAAAAGAAAGCTGGCGGAATGTCGCGCGGCTTCTTCGCGTGGAATAGCGAAGTCGGATCAAGCGTTTTCGGTTTCATGACGTTTCTATACAGCTACATTTGCGGCAACCATATGGTATGGAATGCCGAGAACGTTAGCGAGTTACGCGTGCGACATGTAGGTGATGCTGCTAGCCGCGCCTTTGGCCAGCTTAAGGGAAAACTGATAAGCTACGCGAACAACTCCGCCGCGACCGACGAGCTTAAAATCCAACGCGCGATGGATTACAATCTCGGAACCGACAAGGCTTCCGTTCTCGATGCTATCTTTTCAATGTCCAAGCTTGGACTTCCCCAAAAGACGGCAGAACGCGCCTACGCAATCGCGGAGGAACATTCCGAGTGGTATGGCTCGCCACGTTCGGCATGGGGCTATTCCAACGGCTTGACGGAAATTGCACGGGACTTGCCAAACGCTGGCGACCGCGTGGCGATGGAGCGCATTGCAAGCAAGATTGTCGAGCTAGCATTTTAAGGCGGTCGGCAACCATCGCTTAATACCTCGGCGCCATAGTGGCGCCGATGGTTTCTCAAACCGGAGTTATTCACATGTTCAAGTCAATGGTTCAATGGATCTTAGACGCCTTCCGCGACCGCGAAGAGGCGCAAGAGCTTGCGGCAAGCCACGCCAGCACGGCAAGGCTTGCACTGGCCACATGCTCACGCCAAGAGCTTGCGCAAGCCTATCGATGGAACGGCTCGACTTGCTTTGATCAGCGATCAGCTAACAGTCAATTTCATGGCTGATCATATCAAGATCAGTGCGAAGCAATATCGCGCGCTATTAGAGCTCGACAAGCCTAGCGCGCCAGCGGTCGCGGTCGAGCCGGTCAAACCGGCCGCGATAATTGACGAGGCGCAAACGGCAACCATTGCAAACGCCTTGCGAATTGCGATCGCCGTTTATGCTAAGATATGGCGCGATTTTAGGCGCGATGGCCTTAGCGAGATGGCTTTCAATCTGGCGAGTGAAACCGAAAGGATTAAGCGTTTGCTAACGTCGTTTACTAATGCGCAATTGACGGCGCCAGCGATCGAGCCCATATCGGAAGCGGAAGAAACCAACGGGAGCGAAAACAATGTTTCACGATGTGCATGTATCACTTGCGGCGTTACGTTTGGCAAACGCGGGGTATCGGGTCGAGGTAAATTTGACGAGTGACAAATTGCGTGCTTATGTGCGCAATGTTGAAATGGTCCGCTTGCGCATTAAGAACGCTTGCGTTCCTGATCATAAAATCTGGCAAGCGGTGCAAGCGGCCGATAGCTTGAAAGCGGCCGGCAAGCTCTAATCGTTCCATGAAGCAAGGCGCCGATCCTGGCGCCTTGTCACGGGGAACGGGGAAGCATCTAACGGAGTAACTGCCATGCGAACAACTAACAATGCTACGATCAGCTTGCGAGCGCTTCATGCGGTCAATTGCGCCGCTTCGAATGCGGCAAGATATTATCTCGCGGGTGTGTGTGTTGAGCTTACGGCTGACGGCGCTACATATATTGCGACGGATGGGCAAGTCATGATCGCGCATCACGCCCCGCTTGCAAAGGATGATGATAGAAATTTGCTGGTCGGCACATTCATATTGCCGGCGGAGTTTTGCGCCAAGATCAAACACAAGCTTTCGGACTATGGCGAGCTTGAACGGCTTGACGCGTCAAGCTCGGATTTGATCTTGACGAGCATTGATAACGGCAAGCTTATCGTCAAGCCCATTGACGGGACGTTCCCCGACTGGCGCCGAGTTGTGCCAACAAGCGTTGATTTGGCGGTCGCACATTTCAACCCTGCGAAGCTTATGCAATTTGAGCGAGCCGCTTTGATCCTGACGAATGAACGTAAGGGCGTCAAGAGCCGCACTAGGCTTTCGCCCAATGGGCCGGGACCGGCTCTTGTCTCTTTCCCCTCTGACGATACGTTCGGCGTTGTTATGCCGTTTGGCGTGTCCAAGAAAGGCTCTGAAGCCGTGACAACTCCGCCAGCATGGGCGAAGGCTTGCGCGCCAGCGGTCGAGCCGGAAGCGGTCGAGGCAACGCAAGCTGATCGAGACGAGGCGCTTGACAGTGTGTGCGGCGTTGGGACGGCGCAAGACTTGCACGATACCATTGAGCGCGACCGCGACATGCAAGCGAGCGCGCCAGCACAAGAGCCGGAAACCGTTTCGCCTTTCGATTGCTATAAGGCGAGCGCGCCAGCGGTCGCGGCCGATCTGGAATTCTAATCGCTCCAATGGGAACGGCGCCAGTGCGAGGCGCCGTTGACATGGGAACGGGGAAAGCAAACGGAGTTAGGGAAATGTCTATCAGGATCGAAAACTCGGCAACGCGTCTAGATTGCGAGCGCGACAATATCGCGACCGTATGTCGCAACGCGTCAACGCTCGCCTTCAATGTGATTACGGCAAAATGCGGTCGCTGGATTATGTATGAAATCGATAACCACAAAAACGTCGGCCGCGTTATTTGTCGGGTGACATGTCAAGGCGTGATCTATCTGGAAGTTGCGCAACTCGCGGAAGACTTAACGTTTGCCTACATTCGCTGGATTGAACCGTTTCAAGTCCGCGAGATTAAGATCACTCCGCCGGCTCATTTGCTGGCGTGGATTACGGCTGACGATTGGAGCCCCGCGACCGTGCATCGCGATCTTGCTAGCGGCTCACACATGGCGCGCGATCTTGACCGCTCGCTAGCAGCGTCGCGCCAGCTTGACGAGATGCGCGATCGGCGCCGATCCTTCCGCGACCGCATGGAAGCACGGCGCCAGGAACGATTGAACGCGGCAAGGCAAGCGGCGCAACGCGTTGCGGTCGCACTCAACAGGGATAACGTGTCATGACATGCAAGCATCACAAGCCGTTGCCGACTATGCGCGCGATCAAGCGAGCGTTTGACGGTCGCAAAGCTCGGCGCCGAGTGCGACCGCTACTTGCGCAACTCGCAATGTGTGAAGCGATCGCTGGCGAGCTTTCGCACAATGCGCGCGATGCATTGGATTGCTATCGCTTAGGCTGATCGGCCGATCAGGATCAAGAGACGGCGCCTTGCCATGCTAGGCGCCGTTTTCGTTTGCGCCAGGGACAATCTAGGCTTGACCGGCCGATCGGCGCCAGTGAGCCGCGCAATGGGCTTAGGATCGATCGCCTTTTACAAGACTACGGGCCGGTTTTTTCGAAAAAATTAAAGCTACAAATTTTACGTTTGCAAAAAAATCGAATTGCAGTTTTTGCGTTAACGAAAAATTCACTATACGAAAATTGACGTTTGCAAAAATTAGCTCTTAACAAACATGGTTAACGGCCGAGTTAACGTCTATGGTAAAAAGGTAAGGTTAACGGCGGCGCTCGCCAGCTCAGCGACGTTAAGGTTAACGGGCGCCGGCGCAGCTCCTGGGGCGTTAACCTTAATTAGTAACCTTAACGCCGCGTTAACCTTAATTATTAACCCTAACGGCTCGTTTACCATTAACGTCCGGCATTTGACCTGTTAATAATTAACGGTCGATTTTTTCCGCGCGCAAAAAAACATTTCCAACTTTTTTCGAAAACCTGATAAATGGCCAGCCAGGAAAGGAAAGCAAAATGCAAAAAGCCAGAAAAATTAAGCCAGCCAAATCGCCAGCCAAAAAACAAAAAAGGAGGGTCACACTTCCCAAGGCCGATCAGCTCCTAATGGCCGATGCCATGAAGGCGCAGCGGCGCGCAAGCTCCATAATCCAGATCGGATTGCAAGGCGCGATCGACGCAGCAAAAATGGAGCGACTGAGCGGTCGCGAGCGCGGTCTGTATGCTGCCTACAGATTGACGCCGAGGTCGCCATTCGTCCACGCCTCACGCTTGACATACTAGCACGCAAGGCGCATCGTCAGATCGCAGGCAAAGGCTTAGAGCTGCATTCCCGACGCAGGGTTTCAGTCCGAACCGATCGCCTGTTTGACCCCGACGCAAGAAGCACTTGGCCCGGCTAATCTGCGACGCTCGCGACAATGGCCGGGCTACTTTTCTGACGTTACGATCAAACGTCTCGACTACCTTTTGGGTTTTGGGTTTTGGGTTTTGGGTTTTAGCATCCCCTATCCGGTATCCGGTATCCCTACTATCAACGATCGGCAAAGCCAAATGATCTTAGCATTGACAACAGTTGACGGCGAGAATGTCCTAGTTGTCCTGCCCAACGTTCTATATATTGGCGAGATTAAAGCGTTTGGTCCTAGCAAGGAACCGCGTTGCATCATAACGCTTAAAGGTCACAAGGAATTCTTAACGGTTCGTCAATCCTTTTCCGAGATACGAGACGCGTTGAGCGGAATGCTCCGCGACGTTGGAAAGGATATTGAACATGACAGCACCTAGCAGCAAACTTTGTCTTGTCGGCGCCATAATTGCCTTCGCAATTACGATCTTCGGAATGCTGCTGACATGGCCGGCACACTCCGCCGAATTACGGTTCACCAGCTACGGCTTCTATTCATGGTCCGTAGTTAGGGGTTTGGACGATGAAGCTGAGCATACCCCTATCCCTAGTATCAACAGCTTTGATCGGCCGGCCGGTCCCAACGGTTGCGGCCCCGGTCAAATCCATATTCTCACGCGCCTGGAAGCTGGCGAGCGGCGTTGCCAATGATGCTCGCTATCGGCCTTACTATTATTTGTGTCGGCTGCGTTGCTATTGTTTGGCCAGCGGTCGCAGCCGGCAAACGAGCCGACAGAGACTTATGGGGTGATGATGGCGACGATTGACAGCTCACCTTACCCGGCGGAAGTAAACCGCCAGCGTAATTTCAGAGCCCGCCAACGACAGGCCAATCAACGGGAAGGGCATCAACATAAGCCCTTGCCCGTGATTGTCTATGTCTATGATCTCGATACCAACAAGCGAATTCGCACGCTCAATTTCAATTACATGAGCCGCGAAGACAAGGCCCATATCAACAAAGTCAGTCTGTGGGCATTTCACAATCACAAAGCAGTGGAGATTGTCAATGAGTGCGACGCGTATAACGACGCTGACTGAATACGAAGACAAGACGTTTCCGCAAGCCTACTATCCTGGCATCGGCAGTAACGAAGGCGTCAACTACTGTATTGTCGCACTTGCCGGCGAAGCTGGCGAGAATTGCAACAAGTGGAAGAAAGCGTTGCGCGATGAAAAGATTGACATCTGCGGCGACTCATTCACTTGCACACGGCCGGTTGATCCTGCCGTCACTAAGCGCAAGGCTGAAATCATTGACGAGATGGGAGATTGTCTCTGGTATATAACAGCTCTCGCCCGTGAGTTTGGGATCGGGCTGGAAGAGTTGGCCAATCTCAATTACGCCAAGATCAAGAAACGTCATAAGGTGTATAACCAACTTGGCTGACGAGTTCAAAGACGCGCCCGTCTCGATAACGGAGTTTCGCGCCGAGAAAGAGGATCGCGCCTCGGCATGGACGCCGCGTGATGCATTGATCCAAATGCTACGCGAGATTGACAGCGGCAAGTGTCACCCTCTCGAAAACTTAGTCATTTGCTTTAGCTGGCTTGATGACGAGGATTGTGTTTGCACGTCATTCAAAGTAGCGAGCAAAGTAACCAATAACTTGTTGCCGGTTATTGGATTGTTGGAACGGTGCAAATGGAGGATGTTAAATGATTGAGGCAGTCAACGTTACCGCTGCATTCGAGACACTCTCGGCACGGATCAAAGCTATGGACGCTCAAGAGACAGAGAACAGAGAGCGCCAGCGTCAATTGAACCTGCCGGAACAGCGGGCGAAAGACAAGGAAGAGGCAAAAATCATATCCGAGATGATGCAAGCGGGCATTACGATCGTTTGGGCTTTCTTTGATCGGCTCGATAGCATTGCCGAAAGCCAAGCGTCGCTTGCTCAAACGGCCGTCAGTGCGTTTGAGCGAACTAACTGTTGACATCGGCTCTTGGCACGTGTAAGCCAGGATTATCGTCAATCAAACAGTGAAGAGGATTTATCTCAATGGCATCTCGCAGAACTTCGAAGCCGGCCGGTGCTCCCGCGATTGATCTCGCATTACTCAAGGCGATCGTGGACGGAACGCAGTCGGGCACGCTCGTTTATATCACGCCGGCACAGGCCGTCACGTTCGGCGCCTTGGTCGAGCAGAACGCAGCGATGACCAACGATACCGGCGGATGCGCAACTCGCGCCACGGCGGCCGGCGTCGGCTATCTCACAACCAACACGCCAGCGGCCGGCTTGCCGGCGCCAGCGGCTTCAACGTTGGTTCCTGGCGTGACAGTCGCCGCGATGGCTTCAACGTCGCCTGTCACCTTCAAGTCGGGTGTTGGCGGCCGGACGCCTCCGCCCCGCAAGTCCACGGGTCGCGGACGCAGCGAGCGCTATCCGTTCTCGACGATGGAAATCAACGGATGGGTCCACATTCCGAATTCAGCGGAAATGCCCGATCCGGCCAAGACGTTGCAGTCAACGGTCAGCTCCGCCAACACTCGCTTTGCCGTCGAAAAGAAAGACGCCAACGGCGCCGTGATCATGGAGGACAAGACGGTGAGCATCGCGCAGCGTGATCCCGCCGGCAATGTGATGAAGGGAGCCGATGGCAAGCTCGTGCGCCACAGTGTCACGGAGAGCCGCCCGGCGCTCCAATACACCAAGCGCTTTGTGATCTATGCCGTGGACGCCTCCGACGCCCTTGGGGCCGGCGCGGTGATCCTGAGAACCGCGTAAGCGGTAGGGAGCGGGGCGCCCGGCTCGCGAGCGGCCACACCCCTTTAACCCCGAAGCGCCCGGCCTAGCCGGGCGTTTTCGTTTGTGCTACAAGCCTCCCATGTCACCCTCGACAATGGCGCCCCGTGATCCCCTCATAAAACGTTCGATCGCTAATCGAATAGCGGGCGGGATCACTGATCATTTACGGTCGCGACTAACAGATTGGTGTCTTGCTAGTGCGCTCGTGTATAGCGCACTCGACATTACCCCGAGTGCGGCGGCTGGCAACAATCCAATCACGGCTCACACACTGCGTCTATTAACGCAGGTTATCGATCCCTTTATTTGGTTGATCCTAGCCGTTGCCGTTGGCGTTGCAAGACTAACGGCGCTCTTCATCGATGGCGCATTCCCGCATATCAAAGGCGTAACATTAGCTCGGATGCATTTGTCAATTATTACCGTTCCGTTTTGGTTGAACATTCTAATGGGATACGGAACCTTTAGACCATTGCCCACAAGCACGGCGGCATGGGCAGTCCTGCTTGTCCTCGAAATGAACAACGTTTATTCGCGAGCGATTGAATGCAGGATAAACCGATGGAAAGCCTGACGGGCCTTCCGCCGTGGTTGCAAATCCTTGTTTCGATTGGTGTCCTGCTAGGAGCCGGATTGATCGGCGCCAGGGGATTTGCCGGCTCGCTATTCAGCAAGACTAAAGGCGATGCACTCGCGATCGAAGGTCACGATTTGCCGATGCAAGTTGCGATGCCAATACTCATTCGGGTTGCCATAGCCTTAGAGGCGGGCGCCGCTGCGCAGGTAGACATCAACAAGTTTCTTAGAGAACGCTATGACGCTGAGCAACGCCGACAAGAGATCGCGGACGCCGTTGAGGCCGCCGATCTGAAACGCCAGAAGCGGCGCGAGCGAACGCCGCTGCACACCTAGACTTTGCCGGCCATTTCCTTGAGCTTGTCAAAGTCCGCCACGAAGTAAAGTGTCGCGGCTGCGCCTTTAGTTCCCCATTGCGCCCGCCATGCTGGCGATCGGGTGTTGAGCAAGACGATCACGCCAACGTCCACGAGGTATTGCAGCGAGCGCTTGATTGTAATTGAGACTTCCAGACGATCGTTTGCAAAGGCAGACAGACGCGAGCACCGTTGCAGTAAGTATGAGTAAGGTATGATATGGTTGACATGATAGTCAACGTCTGTCTTATACGCTTTCAATTCCGAATAGTCGGTCATTAGATACTTGACAGCTACCTTAGCAATCTCACGGACTTGAGCCGTTTCATTACGGCCATAGATGGCGGCGGCCGATCCCATCTCGCCAGCGTCGAAACGTTCGATGAATGTTTTAACCTCGTGAAGTATCAGCCCCTTCGCCCAACGTGCTATGTCGAGTGTGATCATGGGGTTAAGCCGGTCAACGCCAACGGCAATAATCGCTGCCACCTTCAACGCCTTTAGATAGGCGCGGGTCCATAATTGTTTGGTGACTTCACTCTCGGAATTATTGATTTGAGCATCACAATACAAGTCAAACTCATGCGTGAATTCTTTGGCTTCCGGTGTTTGCTCAACGTTGCAAACTTTCTTGGCGGCAAAGATCATGCCGACCGTCACAACAAGGTCGCATATCTCTTGTATCAATTCAGGCGACGGAACAACGGTAAAGGCGTTTGGATTTGTGGGCACACGCTTACCTAGATATTCAATAACGGTGAAGCGCGGCAACAATCCATCTTCGATCATACGCTCATTGACGTTGGCATAGAACGTTTTCGGCGTGCCCTCACAAAGCAACGTGAATGCCGGGGCATAGAGAACGCCGGTATTCTTTGACGCGTCCGCATAAATCATGGGATAGTAAGCTTGTGTTGATCCGCTCTTGCCGTATAGGTCGAGCAAGATACGCTTCAACATTATGTCGGCGGAGTTGGCGCGATCGGATGATAGCAGTTGGAGCTTGTAACCGAATTCACCAATGATTGAAAAGCAGCACGGCTTGTCTTCCAGATACTTGACGAGTGCTTGACCGCTGGCAATCTCCGCCGGGCCGCGAAATTCCATGATCCCCGGCGCTTGGTTCATGCACACGGACATCAACCGATCGATAGAGCTTGCCATCGCTTCCTTGCCGACGCCGGTTGTGCCGATCAATGCGATGTATTGGTTGAGCCCGGTCGAGCTGACGTTATACTGCCGGGCGCATATGCCGGACATGAAGGCGATCGCGGCGGCCAGAGCAATCTCTGGCACGGGGCGAGGCGAGGCGATGTAGCACCAATTCGCGATCCTGCCGACAAGGCCCGGCGGCGGCACGCTGTAGGGTCCGGCGGCGACCATTGGCAACGCCGGCTGGACCTTGGCGACCAGCTCCGCCCGCACGCTCTCTGTGACTTGAGCGCGTAACTTATCCGACGTTAGATCGAGGTCAATCGGCGGCGGTAACTTGTCAAATGCTTTTGAGATCATCCATCCGAGATAGTCTTGACGTTTGGCTTTCTCGCGCTTGCCAAGCCCCGACGTGTGGAACATACGCGTCATTTGTTCGGCATTCTGCGAATAGAAGCCAAGCATATTCATTAGCGCAAGATCGGCTTCCGATTGGCTGGCGTAAGGCGTGCCGGTTCGTGCGTCTATCGTCTCTGACCATCGGCCATTCCATAGCGCCTCGAAACGAGCACCGTTAGCCGCTGCCATTGCCATCGTGTAAATGGCGTTATCGTCCACTGTTTGCGGAGCGTCGCCTTGATGCGAGATCGGTTGACCGCCGACAAGTTGCCCCATCTCTTCAAACAACGTTGTGAGCATCTCTTGGCGATCGGCAATAGGCCGCGCCATTTGATAGACGTTGCCTGTAACCGTCATGAAACGGCCGCTAGGGTATATCTCGATTTTCTTGTAACGGCGACCGTGCGGAACCTTGCCACGCACGATCAAATGCAAGCCGTTACCGGACGGGCTGAATTCGCTATAGGTTTGGAACGTCTCGTAAATCTGTTTTTGTTTGGCGATCACAACCGGATCGGTGCTTTCGTCAAGATCAATGAATGTATAAGGGCAGTCCGCAGTCACAACAAAGCCAATACCGTTCGCCCAAGAGCTGGCGGTTACTGCTTGATCGTAGCTGGCCCATTGGGTAGCGTCTGTAACGCTGGCGAGCTTATTCGGATTTACTGCTTGATACGGCGGCTTGGTAGGTTTACCTTCGGCCGTCTCATCGTATTTCCAGACTACCCATTGGTGATAATCCCTAAGCTCGATAGGGATATTGTCAAACGACACTAGATCAGATTGTGGGCACGAGCCAAAGCGTGTATGGCCTCCCGCATTACTTCGGCATAGGACATACGCTTACAGTAAACTCTTTCGAGTTTGGCCCTCAATTCGACAAGTAACATGTTTTGTTTCTCGTCAATACTGACGTTGATACGCTCGCTAAAGCGAGTTGAACGTTCCGTCATTGTGATTTGACCTTTTGGGAGTTAGGCCGCAACGATCCCATGCCGGCGCCCGCGTGTCAATGGCGAAAATACCCATTGACATTCTATACTCGCCTATGGTTCACTCTAAACAGGGCCTTCGCCCTCACTATCTGAAACCCTAGATCAAGGAACCTACATGGCCTCTCCCCACAGAACACGACTACGGAGTGCCTACATTCAAGCGGTCACTGACGTTGGCGGTTGTCACGCTTATGATCATACCGATGACGCTTTCATGCAGTCGATTGACAACCGGCTTGATGAACTCGACAAGCGCGGCAAGGTGCCGTCTCTTTCGAACGCGTCCGGTCAAACGTTGCGAACGGCCGCCCCGCGAACCTACGGGCAGGACCAGGGCCGCGATAGCGGCAAGATTGGCGACGGTCAGACGTGAGCCAAGTCGAGCAAGTAGCGGGCGCGCAATGGGCCGCGCCCGCCCAAGCTCCAATGTCACGCGACGATGCGTTGACGGCTTGGCAAACAGCCCAAATGGCGTTGAAGGCTGCGCAGATCGCGGAAGTGAATTTGCGCAGGCTGATCTTCGAAATGTGCTTCACCGATCCCAAGGAAGGCATGAACACGCTCGACCTTGGACTTGGTTACGAGCTTAAAGCTGACAACAAATTCAACTACACGCTCGATAAGGTCAAGATCGGCGCCGTTCTCGACGCGATCGAAGCGCTTGGCGAGCGCGGCAAGTTGATCAGCGAACGGCTCGTGAAGTTTTCGCCGCAGATTGCCGTTGGCGAATATCGGAAGTTGTCAGCCGAGGATGCGTCCGCGACCGACAAGCAGATCAAGAGCTTGATTGATGGTGTCCTCACGGTCAAGCCTGGACTTCCCGCCCTCGAAATCAAAGCGCCGCCAGCAGCATGATTATTCAATCAACCAGCGATTGGGTCGTTCGCGGCGTGAAAGCTGGCGTTTACGGGATGGCGGGAAGCGGAAAGACGGTGCTGTGTGCGACAGCTCCGTCACCGTTTGTTATCTCAGCGGAAAAGGGATTGCTCTCGCTACGGCGATGGAGAATTCCTTACGTTGAAGTTAAGACGCTTCCAGAATTACAAGGTATTCACGCCTGGATTATCGGAAGCGCCGAAGCGCGGCAATTCGGAACATTTTGCGTTGATAGTATGACGGAGATTGCCGAGACGTGTTTAACGTCTGAAAAACAAATGAACAAAGACGGTCGCGCCGCTTACGGTCAAACGAATGAAAAGATCATGGCAGTCTTTCGTTCACTCCGCGATCTCGATGGACCTAACGTTTATTTCACGGCGCAGCAAGAATGGGACAAAGAGGAAGCAACGGGCTTGACTAAATGGCGCCCGTCTATGCCCGGTCGCGTTCTAACGCAGCGAATGCCTTACTTCTTTGACGAGTTGTTTCAACTTAACGTCGGGAAGGATGCGCAAGGCCAAGAGTATCGCGCATTACGGACAAAGCCAGATCATCAACACGATGCCAAAGATCGGTCGGGAATGCTTGCGGAATGGGAGCCCGCCGACCTCAACTATATCTTCCGCAAAGTAACAGGGACAAAGTAGAATGGACATCACACAAGCCCCAAATTGGGTATTCGACGCTGCGCTTGTGCAACCAAGCCAAGGTCAGCAGGTTATCCCGGCGGCAACATATCCCGTCGTGATCAGCAACACGGAGCTGAAACCGACGAAAGACACTAAAGGCGCTTACTTTGACGTATCCTATACCGTCACCGAAGGGCCTTACGCTGGCGCGGTGCTCCACGATCGCTTCAACATTATCAATGACAGTGTGCAAGCGGTCGGCATTGCTCAAGGCAACTTGTCGGCGCTTTGTCACGCCGTTAACATTCAGCATTTGACGATGCGGGACCAAGGCGCGGCAATTCGTGGCGCTCGGCTCATGGTTGCCGTTACGGTGCGGACGGATGCCAACGGGCAACAGAATGACGTGAAGACGCGCTTTGACGCTATGGGCAATGAGCCCGGCAAAGCTGGCGCTCGACCGATGGTTGCCGCCGGGCCGCAACCGGGAATGCCTGCGCAAGCTCCGCAAGGCGGCGCTCCGCCGGCCGCCGCGTGGGGCGCACCAGCCCCGCAGGGTCAACCGCCGGCCCCGGCATATCAGCCGCCCGCGCCAGCCGCATGGGGAGCCCCGCCCGCTGGCGGCCCGGCTCCCGGCCTCGCTCCGGTAGCTGGCAACGGCCCGGCCGCCGCTGGTGCCCCGGCGTGGGGCGCCCCGGCGCCCGCGCTACAGCCGGCCCCGGCCCCTGCCGCTGGTGCATGGGCTCAAGGTGCTGGTGCTGCGCCGGCTGCCGCTGGCGCTCCGCCGGCATGGGCCGCTGGCCCTCGCTGATATGCGTCAACAGCTCGACCTAACGACGCCAGGGGCTTGCAAGCTCCTGGCGGAGTGGATCAAGACAGATATTGACGCTTATTGCACAGCGACCTTTCAGGGCGAGCGGCGGACGCACTTAGGCGCGTCGCTTATCGGTCACGAATGCTCGCGTCATCTTTGGTATATTTTCCGATGGGTCAAACATGAATTATTCGAAGCTAGAATGTTGCGATTGTTCAACCGTGGACATCGCGAGGAAGAAAGATTTGTTGAGTATTTGCGTGGTATCGGTTTTGAAATTCACGACGTTGATACAGACGGTAAGCAACACAGAGTTAGCGCGGTCCTTGGGCACTTCGGCGGGTCGTTTGATGGTCGCGGTTTGTCGCCTGGACGATATGCAGTGTCCGAACGTCTCTTGTGCGAATTTAAGACAAAGGCTACTGGCTCGGGATTTAATAAGCTCCGTGAACTCGGGGTGAGAGTTACTAACGAGCAACACTATGCTCAAATGTGCTGCTATGGCGTTCTCTATGGCTTTCGCTTTGCAATCTATATGGTCGTGAACAAGAATGACGATGACTTGCACATTGAAGTGGTCCCGTTGGATCATACGATTGGCGCCGAATATGCCCGGCGAGCCGAATATGTGATTATGTCACCCGTCGCGCCAGCACGGATTGCGCAGCAAAAGACATATTGGAAATGCAAGATGTGCCCGCACTCTGACATTTGTTTCGACGGCGCCGTTGTCGAGCACAATTGCCGCTCGTGCAAATTTGCCGTTCCGATCGCTAACGCCGAATGGCACTGCAACAAATGGAGCGCGACAATCCCGGCATCCGAGATACCGAAAGGATGCACGTCGCATGTTCCGATCACGGATATTCCACTATGAGCGCTCCGGTCCCACGCAACTATCAGATCGCAGCCGTTCAATCCATTTGGGATTACTTCAACGGCGGCGGACGTGGCAACCCCGTGATTGCATTGCCCACAGGAACCGGCAAGTCGCTGATACCGGCGTGGTTCATCACCGAAGTGTTGCGCATGTGGCCAACGCAGCGGTTCATGATCCTAACACACGTCAAGGAATTGATCGCGCAAAATGCCGGCAAAATGATCGAAGTTTGGCCGCTGGCGCCAATGGGCATTTTCTCCGCCGGCCTAAAACGTAAAGACACTCAATATCCGATCACGTTTGGCGGCGTTGCCAGCGTCTACAATAACGTTGAGATATTCGGGCATATCGATCTGTTGTTCATCGATGAATGCCACTTGCTCAACCCCAACGCAACGGGAATGTATGGTATCATTATTGACGAGCTGCGCAAGGTCAATCCGTATCTTCGTGTCATTGGCATGTCAGCAACACCGTTCCGACTTGGGCATGGTCGCATTACTGACGGCGGCCTGTTTACTGATCTTTGTTTCAACGCTTGCAATGTTGACGGGTTTAATAGGCTTCTAGCCGAAGGCTGGATTAGCATGTTGATCCCGAAGCGGCCTAACACCGAATATGATATTAGCAAGGTGGGGATCACAAATGGAGATTACACGCTTGGACAGCTTCAAGAGGCGGTCGGAACCGATAGCCTCACACAAGCCGTATGCGAGGAAATTTGCAAGTGGGGCTCCAATCGGCGGAAGTGGCTGGCCTTTTGCAGCGGTATCGAGCACGCCGAAAAGGTCGCAACCGTTCTATCGTGGATGGGAGTGGCCGCCGCCGCAGTGCATTCCAAGATACCCGGCGAGTTGCGCGATGAACGTATTCGGGCCTTCAAGGCTGGCGGGCTGCGTTGCATAACAAACAACAATGTTCTCACGACAGGGTTTGACGATCCCGAAATTGACATGATCCCGATGCTGCGCCCTACCATGTCGCCGGGCCTATGGGTCCAAATGCTAGGGCGTGGCACGCGACCGTCGCCAGCGACGGGCAAGGCGAATTGTTTGGTTATGGACTTTGCCGGCAACACGAGGCGCTTAGGTCCGATCAATGATCCGATCATTCCGAAGAAAAAAGGCGAAGCACAAGGCGATGCGCCCGTTAAGATTTGTGAGACTTGCGGCACGTATAACCATGCGAGTGTTAGATTTTGCATCTCATGCGGTGCTGAATTCCACTTTCAGAACAAGATTGTTAAAACGGCTGACACACAAGAATTGATCAAGGGGGACTTTCCGCTATTCGAGTTATTTGACGTTGACCGCGTGATCTATACGAGATACGAGAAAGCCGGTTCGCCGCCCTCCATTCGCGTTAGTTACTTTTGCGGCCTTCGCATGTTCAACGAATGGCTGCTACTTCAACACCCTGGATTTGCCGGCAAGAAAGCTCGCGATTGGTGGCGCCAACGCCATCACAGCGAGCCGCCGCCGACAACCGATGAAGCCATGAATTGGGTCAATGATTGCCGCGCGCCCAAACAAATCAGAGTTTGGGTCAACAAGAAATATCCCGAGGTAATGTCCTATGAGTGGTGAACAAGATAAGGCAAGACAGCAGACGATCAATCGTGTTGCCACTGTCATAGCGTCGGCTCTATACGATCAAATGGGGCAGTCGCCGCGATCACTTCGCGCGTGCTGGCCATCGTGCATCGACTGCGTTCATTGGGACGAAAAGCACGAGCTATGCAAACTCAACGGTTGCCGGCCGCCGGCCCCTATCATCGTGAATGGATGCGAATACTATGACACGATCCCCTTTTGACGGTCAGCCCTGTTATTGCACAGAGTGCAATCTAGGTCACGGCGAGTATATGGCTTGCGAGGATGGCGGTTGCGAGCTAGAGCCCGAATGGGAAGCTAGAAAACGAAAGGAATTACACGATGGCCAAACGTCCACGAAGCACGAAAACTGTTGCCGTTCCAGCAAACGTTCAAGCGTTGGGAAACGCACTTAAGTTTGTGAGCTGCGCTCAACGGGACATCGGGCAACCATATCAATCACACGTCCGGCTTGCCTACAAATGGGCCGTGGCTTATGACGGGATACTGACGGCCGCTTGCCCGATCCCCGAAGAGTTGGATTGTTCGCCGCACACGATCAAGCTCGCGCAAGCCTTGGCGAAGTGTGTGGGCAGCGACCTTTCAATCACGTTGCACGAGGGTCGGCTTGCGATCAAGTCCGGTGCCTTCCGCGTTTTCGTGCCGTGCATCATGCCCGATCTAATGCCGAACGTGGCGCCCGATCCGATTGCCGGCGTGATCAATGACAAGATCAAGGAAGGTTTCGAAAAGATTGGCCGGCTCGCCAGCGATACGGCGGAGCACGTTCTAACGGCGTCTATCATGCTCTTGCCGAATTCAATGCTGGCGTCCGATCGAACCGTCATGCTTGAATACTGGCACGGCATTGATCTTCCGCCGCATGGCTTCGTGATCCCCAAAGCGAGCACCAAGGCTATTGTCGGCGCCGGCAAGTCATTAACGCGGTTTGGTTTCTCTGAAACTAGCTTCACGTTTTACTTTGAGGATGGGAGCTGGATCAAGACGCAACTCTATAACGATAAATGGCCGGCGTCGGCTTTCTTGATCTTGGCGCAGACTGACGTTCAACCCCGGCCAATCCCGCCTGAAATGTTTGCCGCCGTCGCGGCCGTTGCTCCGCACAATGACTTCGATCGCTGCTACTTCTGCGAGGGTGTTGTTAAGTCACACAAGGAAGCGGACGTTGGCGCCGAATACGCGGTGCCGGGCATTGAACCGGATTGGTGCTTTGCTCCGTCCAAGCTCCTAATGCTGCAAGGGCTCATGGCGCAAGCTGACTTCGGATTTGACAATGGCATAGCTTACTTTTGGGGCGATAGCATTCGCGGCGCCGTTTGCTCAATTCAATCCGTATGACGCATGTTCTTTGATGACGAGATCGCGGCCCTCGCTAAGCGCAAGCGCGCCGTCCTCCGTGATCCGCCGCCGATCCCCGCCACTGGCTGGAAGGCGCCTACGGCCTTCCCTAACCTCGCCAGCGCGGCCGTCCTCTCTCTTGACGTGGAAACACGCGAGGATGATTGGGATCGCGGGCCGGGATGGGCGCGCGGCCCTAGAGGTCATATTGTCGGATTTAGCATTGGCGCTCGCGATAAGATCGGCAATATCGGATCATGGTATTTCCCGCTGCGTCATGAAGTTTGCCCGGAACAAAACCTTGATCCAACTTTGCCGCTGGCATGGCTTAAGGCTCAATTGGAAACCCCGCATATCCCCAAGATCGGGGCAAATCTTGTTTATGATATTGGCTGGCTCGGTGAGGAAGGTATCAACGTCCAGGGGGAACTATATGACGTTCAATTTGCAGAGGCATTGATCGATGAAACAGCTAGAGTTGCGCTCGATAATCTTGCCATCAAATACGTCGGGACCGGCAAAGAAACAAATCTGTTGTATCATTGGCTCGCAAGTGCATACGGCGGAGCTGCTTCAAGTGACCAACGATCGAATATATATCGGGCTCCGCCTTCGTTGGTCGGTCCTTATGGAGAAGCGGACGCAAGTTTGCCTATTAGGATATTCGACCAACAAGCATCTATTTTGGATCGCCAATACATGCGCGACCTTTTTAGAATGGAATGTTCACTCATCCCTTTACTTGTTCGAATGCGACGGCACGGAGTTAGAGTTGACTTGGCACGATGCCAAGAGTTGCATGGAGAGATTAGCCGCGACATCGGAACGTTGGAAGACCGACTATATGAATTGGTTGGTATTAGAGCCAACGTCAACAGCCCAAGAGAACTAGCACCGATCTTTGACGCTGCCGGTATTGAATATCCGTTCACGGTCAAGGGAGCGCCAAGCTTTCAAAAGGAATTCCTCAAGGGTCTAAATCATCCTGTCGCTGAGCTAGTCAATGAAATCCGCGAACATTACAAGATACGCGGGACGTTCCTGCAATCCTATATCTTAGACGGTCACGTTAACGGTCGAATTCACTGCAACTTTCACTCACTGAAAGGCGACGAAAATGGAACAGTTACAGGACGATTTGCTAGTAGTGAACCAAATTTACAAAACATTCCCATTAGAACTTCTCTCGGCAAAAAGATTAGGAGCGCTTTTCTCGCTGAAAGCGGACATCTCTACTGGCGAAAGATTGACTATTCACAAATTGAATACCGAATGTTGGCACATTTCGCTAGCGGTCGCAGCCCGATCGAAATCGAAGCGGTCAAGAGGCTCGTCGAAAGCTACGTCAACAATCCGAAAACGGACTACCACGACGTAGTATATAACAACGTCGGGCCGCTGCTAGGCTACGATCTGACCGACAAGGCATTGCGCATGGATAAGCGCCGGCCAATTAAGAACATTAACTTTGGACTGATCTATGGGCAGTCGCAAGATAGTCTTGCCTACAAGGCGGGACTTGGCAAAGCCGAGGCTAACATTTTCTTCAAGGCATACCACGAAGGCGCTCCATATGTTCGCTCGACGATGAAAGCGATCGCTGACGAGGTTCAAATGAACGGCTTTATAACCACGATCGGCAACCGTCGCTGCCACTTCAATTTGTGGGAACCTAGCAGCTATGGGACACGCGGAACGCCGCTGCCTCAAGAGCTGGCGATACTCAATTACGGTCCAAGGATCAAGCGAGCTTACGAGTATAAGGGCGTCAATTACAAGCTGCAAGGATCGGCGGCTGACGTGATCAAGAAAGCTATGTCGGTCGCAGAACAATCCGGCGTCTTTGCCGCGACCGGCGATCCGTTATTACAGGTTCATGACGAGCTAGGTTTCTCGCAAGTCGATGACGGCCCGGCTCAACGTGAGGCATTCGCTTACCTCGAAAACATTATGGAACACTCGACGCTCGCTCGCGTGCCAATAACGGTTGACGCAAAGACGGGTGCTAATTGGGGAGTTATCGAATGATCAGCAAACGGATACTTGGAACAACGCGAGAGCTGGCAAAAAACCAGCCGGAATATAACGTCTTGTGCATTCGAGACATTATCGCACACGGAAAGAACTTCATGCAATCGGCATGGGAGCCGACGCCTTTAGAGGTCACGAAGCTTATGGCCGGCGGTCGCATCGTCCTATCAATTATGGGAACCGTGCATCCTCCCGTCTTGCTAGAAGTCTACTATGAGGGTGAAAATGATGGCGGAATATAGTCGCTTCTGGAAAGAGATGATCGGCCCATTCAAGGTTGAGAGGCGCAAGTCGAGCAACAAGTCGCTTTACGTTGTCAGTCGAGATGGCGAGTATATCATCTCTATGAGCACCAAGAATGCCGCCCGACAGTATGCCAAGAATTACGTCAAGCTCACGGCGCCGATCAAGACGATGAAGCAAGCCGTAACGGCCGAAGAGAAAGAGGCGCTAAGGTCCACGCGAGTTAATGCCCGGCGAAACGCGGCCTATAATAAAGCGCAGTTAGCGCTTACTGAGCAACGGCAAAAGGAAGCTGAGTTTGCGGCCGATCGCATCGCCAAAGGCTTGCCACCTAAGCTAATGGAAGGTTACGGCGAAAGGGACATGGCTCGATATATCAGAGCGATGCGCGAGAAGCATGGGCCGGATTGGAAACCGTCAACGATAAAGGTATTCGGTCAATAAAAACGCCGCCGCTTTTTGGCGGCGGCGCTTTGCCGGTGCGCGCGGTTGTGGCTTACGCGTGCGAGGCCGGCGACGGCACGGTCTGTCCGGCCGCGTTGGTTGTCCACTTGTCGCCGTTGGTATCGCTCGATACGGCGTTCCCCGTCATGGTATCGAGCACGGGCACGGGCGGACTGTCCGCCGTCATGACGGGCACGAGCGGGCCAACGGGCATTGCACCGTGAGCCGCCGGCTTGGCGGGCGGAGTGATGATCGCATTCGCCGCTGCAATGGCGTCATTCACTTTCTGATCGGCAACGCCAATGTCGGATACCGCTTGCGCGACAACCGGGTCACTCGTGCCGCCGGACGCTGAGATTGCAGCAAGCAGCACGTTCATTGCCGTCTGCTGCGTCGTCAAAAGGGTCGCGAGATCAGCGACCATCTTCGTGGTTGCCGCCGCTAGGGCTGCGTCTTCCTGAGCTGACATGGCTTCAAATCCCATTCTCAATTCCCCGCGAAGTGAGAACACTTCGTCAAGGATTTTGCGGAGTTCATACTTGATCATTGTCCGCGCTTCCAGCAACCGGCCTTAATCCCCCGCTCATCGTGATCGGCAAGCCGGCGGTTGCCGTCGCGGGTAGTGGCTGAAACGTCAAACAAACTGTCTTTGATGACGCCACAAGGTCTGTCAACCGGGGCCGGTGTCACACACCCCTGTAGCCCGGTTCCAATGATTGCCAGCGTTATAGCAACGCTCAACGTTCGATTGGCCATCGTCTGCTTTCCTCTCCGCCTCTTGATTGGCACGTTCGATCCTGGCGCGTTCGGCCGCAATGCCAATGTTGCGGACGTGAACATAGAGGTATCCGCCAAAGCTTACGATCGCCAAGGCGCCAAGTCCATAGAGAATGCCGCGCATCCCCAAGGTTGTGACGAGCCAGCCGATCATGACGGCATACTCACGGCCGCCGAAGCCTGGCTTGCGGCGACGATCGCGGCCGGCGACGGAGCTGCGATCGGTGCGACGATCGGCGCCGGCATGGGCGCCACAGTCACGGCGGCGGCCTCCGTAGGCGGAGCTGCCACTTGGATCGACGGCAAGCCGGCGTCCAGGGTGTCTAGGACGGGCGCCAGCACGCCGCCCGCGTTCCTGGCGGCCTGACGGTCCTGTAGCACCTTGACGAGCATCGTAGCTGCCACGCCGAGGATCGTAAGCCCGATGAAGCACCACAGCATAATCGGGGCGATATCTTTCAGGGCCTCGACGCTGCCGGCGGCTTGTGAGGCGGCGGCACCAATGCTGCCCACAGTCCCAACGGCGATCGGGGCCGCGTGCGTCGGCGCGGTGTTGAGATCGGCCGTGATCACCTTGCGATGGCCGCCGATATGCTCGACAACGGCGACCGGCGGCGGAGTGTCACCCGTTGCCCATGCTGCGCCGATCTTTTTGCAGTTGGCAATTCGTGCGCCCCATCCCTTGCCATACCGCTTCCAATTCTTGCTACCTTTGAGCGTCGCCAGCCGACGCGAGCAAAAGCCGTTGATGAATTCTTCGGCGTCATTGATCCCGCGAAGAGACTGCAACGTCTTGGCGCCGAAATTGCCGTCAACTTCCAAGCCGAGCTGAGCTTGCGCCCACTTGGTAGCATTGCCGGGACCGCTGTTGATACACGCGTCGAAAATCTCAAGGTCAACGCCAGCGAGCAACTCATCGCAGTGCATCTTGTCCCAATAGCCTTCCTTGAAAATCGCGGCGATGTTGTCTTCCGTTTCCTTGTAAACGTCAATCTTCGGCTCACCATGCCGGGCACGATAGGCGTTGTCGGTTGTCTGCGTGCATCCCCGCGAAGTGCGTCCGCCAGGGTCTTGCGGATCGTCAACGTTGCCGCCTTCATACACGCGAATGATCTTGTAAGCGGCTGCGTAGTCAAGCTTTGCCATTGTCCTCTATCCTATGCTGAATTGGAAGCCGCCGATATACGGCGTATTGTTGCTATTCCCACTTGTTAGCGTCATTCGGTAGTAACGGTAAGCTGTCGTGTTACCGTTCAACGTAGTCAACCGTTGGTGGGCAACGGCTCCTATTGCGAACGTCGATCCTATGCTGACATAGGTTATATCGTCATTTGAGCCCGCCCACTGCCAAGTCCCTTGAGCGGTAGGGGTAGTAAGCATCGTAAAGAAAGCTTCATTGATCTTGTGCGCAGTGCCTAAGTCAAACGTCAGCGAAGCACTCGACAGACTGTTGAAGTAGTTAGCTTGCGTGAAACTATCCTTGACCCATTGTTGTTCATTGGCGCCGCCGCCGGCACACAGACCGCCAGTTGACGAGACGGTGATATTGGCGGAGCGATCGCCCATGCCATACGTCGGATTGAGATACCCCGTCGTGTGGGCATCGATCTTGAATTCAATCTCTTGCAGATAGGGTCCACTGCTTGTTACCCCGGCCGTCTGCAATAGTTTGTAGTAACGATAAGCCGACGTGTTGCCGTTGAGCGACGTTAAGACATCCGTTGCAGACGCGCCAAGATTGAACGTGCCTCCTATGTCAATGTATGTAATATCGTCCGATGATCCTTGAAATTTCCATGTCCCTTGCGAATTGATGCTGTCTTGATACCAAGTCGCTTCATCGATAAAAACAGACTGTCCGAAGTCCCAACGCCATTCACGCCCCGTTTGGCCGCCGTTAATATAGTAGACGTTGCCGTGAACACCATCAAGCAAATAGCTTGCATCTTGGGAACCGGAGACGGCGTTTGTAGTCCAAGTGATAGGAGCTTGGCGAAGCCCTTGGCCACCGAGGTTAGCATAAGACGTTGACGGAGGCGGCGGCGGAGGGGGAGGCGGCGGCGATGCGCCGCCCGCGCTTGCCAGAATGCCAATAAGTAGCTTGTTCATGCTAAGGCCCCCGACACATACCATTCGTCGATAACCGTTTGCGTGATTGCTATCTCGGCATACTGACCGGATGTTGCCAAGAGGCCGCCCAATGACGGCGTTGTCACGCCCGCGCCGCCGACAATCGTTATTGCACCAGCTCCCTTTTGTGCAATGATGATCGTTTGCAAGAGCGGGAAAGGAACACTTGAATTGGGCGGGATCGTGTATGTTTGCGCGCCAACGTTGTCGCCTCGCACCATTCCAACGCTAGCATCGCCCGAGGCAAACGTGTAAGTTGTTCCTGTTTGATCGTTGATGGCGCCGACAACAAGCGGTGAAGCACTGATCAAGAAAAGCCCGTTGGCGGTTCCGTCCGTATAGACAAGATTGTGCTGGCCATCGGGAACGATCAGCGTAGTTGTTCCAAGGATCACACTAACGGCATGGCCACTGCCATTTGATAGCAGTGAAAGTTTCTTTTGGGCAAGCAACGTCAATTGATGATGCGTGCCCGTATTCGTCAGCGTGAACCGAAGGTTCCGTTCATAGTTGGCGGCTGAGATTACAATGTCAGCGGCCGTAAAATCGAGTGCCAGAGTTTCAGTCAACGCCGCGTCGAGCTGCGCCGTCGCCGCGTTGATTGTCGCCTCTTTCGAGGATTGACCAGTTGTCAGTTGATCGAGATTAAGATTGTTGCTCACGGCGTTACGTCCACTGTTACGTGCCGGGCATAGCCCCGCTTCATGATTGCGCTCAATTGATAGATGGCGACTTCGATACTGGCAAGGCCCGAATTTGTGTCGGTCGTCTGCATCGCGGCCGTGTAGGTAGCAGCCGAGGCCGTAAGCCCGGCAATCGTGCGGATCACAACGCCGGCTTTGTAAATATCGACTTCGTAAGCCTCCGTCGCCTCGCCAAGTGGCGTCAAGCCGTCGCCGTCATGAAGCACGCTCGCTAGCCGGGTCCGGCGATACCATGTCAAGTCTATGTCGCCGCCGGAATAAGCCGCCTTGGGAACGGAGCCCGCCCAAGGCTTCAACGGGCCGCCGTTTGAAGTCCATGTGTTGACGATCGCCGGGCGCAACGGCGAGCTGAGATTGGCAACGCGAATACTTTCCGTAACCCCTAATTCACCTATTGAAAACGTCAACGGCAAGAATGGAAGAAACACAACGGTATCTCTGCCGGTATGCGTTCCTGCGAACACGTCGGTTCCCCGCCGACCGCGCAACAAGTTGCTAAGCGTCAACGTGCCATTAGCGTTGTGAACAACGGTCTTAAAATAGACCAGCTCCCAACGCTCGCTCGCACCGATCACCAGGGCATTGACACCAGCCAAGAATTCGGCATCCGATACTGTTTGAATTCCAGCCGGATCACCCGACGCCGGATCAATTACGATCGTGTTAACCGTATCCGTTTGCCACATGAACTTGAGCGGCCGATCGGCAAGCGTGCCCACAGGACTGCCGGTAACGGCAATTTGCGTAGTTGCAGCAAAATCAGCGTAGGTTGAGCCGCGCAAGATTTGTATCGAGGCCGGTGCATTCACTGCATAACAATACGGTATCCGCGACCCATCGCCAGGATCGGCGGCGGGATCATAGAGGAAGTTGTCAAGCATGAACAAGGCAACGTCGGTAGCACGAAGCAATTGCTGGCGAGGCGTGCCAGGGATCGGCGGCGGCACAACAGGATTGTTGAATTGGTTGAACGTGCGGCCGATGATCGTCACCGATAGATCAGCATTAAGCGTTGTCGTCTCAGCTTTCATCACATAGACTTTGCCGTCAGCTCGCGTGAGCTTCACAATGTCGCCGGGCTCCGCCGCAAGGTTCGCTTGGCCAGTGCGGATCGTGTTGAGCGTATCGCCGGCCCATTGATCAAATAAGCAAAACGTAGTCCAATAAAGCGCCTCGCTCGCCGTCATAATAACTGGCACATTGAGCGTCTCTTGCGCAGTGAGCTTTGTTGTCGCAAATGGGAACGTCCGCCGCTTTGCCGACTGCGAACCGATCGCGCAAAGATTGTCATAGTCGAGATAGTTAGTCACGAGAATGGACGGCAATAGCGACGGATTACGGTCGCTGTCAACAAGCGTGCCGTCATTGCTAGAAGACTGCTGTAGCTGCGCAAGATCATCGTCCGTCAAATCGAAATCGACAACCATACCAACGCCACGCGTCTTGCGCGAGAACTTAATCTTGCCCTCGCTTTCAACCACGTCAACGCGGAACAGCTCGCACACTTGACCAAGCAACGTTGATAGATCAACGCTTGTATTTATAATTGATCCTGTAACCGTCGTGTCGTTAGACACAACGCCGGTCACGTCAATGTCAGTCGCGAGATAGCCGGCGGCAAGACAATACTGCAACAAGAGGCTCGACAAGAGTAAACCGCCGTCGTCAGTGACCCATAGAGCCGCCTTGCCAGGATATGGCGCCAGCGTTGAAGCGCCTTGCGAGCCTACATAAATCGCCGTCCCGGTCAATGGATCAAATACGTCGAGACGAGAGAACGCAAAGCCATACATGGTCGTGAGGTCAAGCGCGTTGACATACGTTGGCAAGCCCTCGTCATACGCTTGTTGCTCTCCCGTCTCGAAATTGACGAGCTTAACATACTGACCGGAGATCACATTCATGAGCCAGTATGTTCCAGGGCGCCGCTGATCTTGGCTGATAAAATCCGTTTGATCATTGAACGCATGGAACGGAATTTGAATGTCGAATACTAGCGTCATATGGGCTTGCGACGGGGCGTCCAAGACTTCTAGGGCTTGCGCCGTATAATCCTTTCGGTTCCACATGCTGTCATAACGCCGCACGTAGCTTGTGCCGGCAACGGTATTGACGACAAGGATTGTAAGCCAAGGATCATCGGGCGGCCCCGTCATGCCATAGACTGCGTGTTCATTTGCTGCAAAGGCAATATCCGTCAGCTCAATGCCATCGGTCCCAACAGCCATCGTCCAAGAGTTAGTAAGCGGATTAGTGCCGCCGGTTGCGATACGCGGTAAGTAGAGCATCGGAAATTGAATAGCAGTGAGCCCCTTTGTCGGCTGAATTGTCTTGGCCAACGTGACACAATAGACATTCCCAAACTTGAGGAAATAAAAGAATGAAAAGTTTTGTTGATCAATTGGCGGAGCTGCTGACATAGCAGCGGCCGGAAAGAACTTGTTGACGCCATTCGTAACAGCTTTGATCGCAATTCCGGCAGTGCCGCCGACAACTGTATAATCCGCATGGAATGCGATCGGACCAACGCCGTTACGCTCCCAAGCGCTACAGCGGCCGTTTAGAAGTGAAGCGGACGCTAAATACTCATCAACGCCATACGTCCCGCGAACAGCATGGAGCCATGCGGGATGCATAATGTCGGCTGCATCATTGACCGTTGACGCTCCGGTGTTACCGAACGATGACAATATCGCGCCCGTCTGTGCGTCCATAACATACAAGATCGTTGAATTGGACACAATCGAACCGTCAAACGTGTAGGCAAATTTTCCGTCTAACGAAAGCGCCATTGCATCGGTGCTTATCTCTGCGCCTATAGCGTTATTCGATTTGAGAACAGCATTATCAATATCGTAGTTGTCCCAATTGGTTGTCTTATCATTAACATAGAGTTCCGAGTTGGCCCAATTAATCAGATATTGGTTGCTGGTATATACTGGCGTGCCGGAATTGCCGAGAGAATTAAACGGCAATACCGGGTTTTCCATCTTAGATGAACAGCTAACTTCCGCCGAGATACTCGGAAAGGCGCCGCCGCTTGCTGCAAACGGAAAAGCCTTGAACACGGCATAGACCAAGCCGAGAAATCCCGGCGTCTTGTTGCCCTCGGCCGCCACGATAGTCGGATCGGGCAACTGTGTTTCGTCGCCGTTATACAGCGTGTAATTGAATTGGCCGCTATCGACAATCGACGTGCCGTTAGTCTGATCGTAAACAAGAATACTATTTACCCACAATCTAAGGATCGTGCATTTGTTGGTCCCTGGCGCCCGTGTGCCGAATGCAACGGCCAAGTCTGCAACTTGATTGCCGGTCAAAGCCGACGTTGAAGACGTTGTTACCGGACCCTCTTTGAACCAATCCAGCGTGCCGTTCATAGGACCGCCGCCGCCTTGGTTTTCTAGCACGGCGCCCGTCTGCGTAGTTGTCACGTCTACTACGTTGAGAATTTCGCCCGACCAGATCGCAACGCCAGGAACAATTGCCTTGCCGAATAAGATCGGTATCGGGCTTCCATACGGGCTCGCTGCCAAATCCGAGCCCGTGCCTTGCGTGCCGAGTGCGCTAGTCGTGTTGACACGCGAAAACGACGTGAAAAACCAATCCTTCATTATATAGTTGAATTTGGACGTGTAAGAGATTGTCATGCGATTGGTATTGCCCCGTTGATCGGCGGCGGAGGCGGAGGCGCGGGCGGAGCTGCTACCGTTACACCCGGTATTGAGCCCGGTGTTGCTTGCGTCACTGCGGGATCGGCAAAGAACGGTTCACCACGGAAGTTGAGCCAGTTTTGATATTTGGTGCAACCGCCCGTTGTCGGGTCGGAACCATCGCCAAGTATCTTGTTACACCCGGCATAGACCGTTCCCGTGTCACCTATGACGGATGGAAAGGGCGTGATCAATGATAGCGTAATATCGCCGCCGGCATACGTTCCGATCTCTAAGGCGAAGCCCTCATTGGCGCCCGTCAGAAACAGCACGAGGCCGTTATCCCATGTTCCATCGGCGTCCGCTAAATCTGTGCCGAGAACTTGGAAGTCCGTTGGCGAGCTGGTAACGGTAAAGCTGGCGTGCATTGGATTGCCGTGTGTGTCGGTTGAGGCCGACACGAGCGGAACCTTACAGCGTGCGTCGCCAAGATCAGCACGGCAGTTGCTTGAAAAGGCTTCAACAAATATCTGTAGACTTTGCGATAACAGCGTTGCTACGTCAATCGACGCCACAAGCTTGTCCTTATATTCGCACTCGTCAAGCGTGCCTTTAAGCAATAAAACCGTGCCATCAGACAAACTCTGATAATCAACAATACGAACCTCAATATCCGCACCGTCAAGTGCTCCGCTCTCAACAATATCGCGACTGATCGAAGCGGCGCTTAACGCCAAATCGACCTTGTATGAACTGGCGGTTCCCGTGCCAAGCTTGACTTCGATTGCCGACACGTCGAATGCATAATCAGCCGAATAGAGATTGCCAGCAACCGTAATCGGATAATCAAGATCGACAAATCTATACGTGGTTGTGCCGTTGGCGAGAATGATCGTGAGCAATCGACAAAGCGTTGTCGTCTCATTCGCCAGCCGTGTTGCGAGGCCGCCCGATACCGTCCTCATTCCAGCAATTCCATAATTGGAAGCTGCCCGACTTGTCCCGCCTCAACTTGATCCATCGTGATCAGGAATGCATCGGCGTCAAACCGCACTGGCACGTCAAACTCAAATGAGCAAGTAATGACGTGCGCAGTAACAGGCGCCGTTGTAAAGTGAAGCCCGGTTGTATCCACAGTGTAATCGCTGCTACTCACCAATGAACCATTGTTGAATACGAGGAAATTAGCGTCGTTAATCGGCCGCGTGATCGTTCGCGTGTAGGCATTCACCCCATCGTCATAGACATTGACAATCGGGAAGTCTTTGTTTGATCCGTTGCCGGTGCCAAGCGTCTGCAATCCATTCGACTGAAAGTCGCTCCAATCCTTGAACAAGAAACCACGAGCCCGACCACGGCGAGCGTAAAAGAATGTCCGCACGGCCATGTAATCAGTCTTGCTCTGAATACCATAAGCAATGTCGCCGGCGCATAGTTGGCGCCCGCGATTTTGGTTGCGTTGCTCTTTACCGCTCGACAGTTGCAGCACGGTAGTTGAGAACGTGGGGCCGAATTGAGCGCCTTGCTCAATGTCAACCGGGAGCCTAATGTTGTCGAATGCCATTAGAATGCCGCCTGAATTTTGTTGGCCAGATCACGCATGATCTGTTTGCTCGATCGGCCATAGCTATCGGCGTCGGTCGTTTGGATCGTGATATTCTGCACGAGCGACTTACCGCCGCTGCCATCATTGGCGGCTCGCTGCTGAGCTGGTGTCTTGACGCTGATTTGCTCACCCGGTGAGACGGCCATCGATAGGACGCGGCTGTCAACCGCGCCCGTCCCTGGCACTGTAAGATCAAGCCCGTCGCGGGCATAAGCTGACGTTCCGCTACTAACAAACGGATAATTGTTGATCTGCTGTGCATTCGATGTTCCGCCGCTAACAAACGGGTAGTTGTCGGCGCTCGATGAAACAGGCGTCATATTCAACTTAGCTTTACCGAGCGATGACGTGTCGCTTGACTTGATTGCACCCGACGTTGGCCAAGTTAAGTATTGGCCGCCACGATTAGCAGTGCCATCTTGGTTCAATGATAGCACACCCGTCCAAGTGTTGACCTTTGATTTGCCGCCTGTGTTGGTCCCGCCAAAAGGATAATAGGCATACTCTTGAGGGCCGCCAGGATCACCAAGCCGCTCCATGATAGCTAAGTTATTGACCCAATCGTCGCTTGAACCGGGAGTTACGCCGTTACCGCCTCTCGCCGCGTAAATCGCTTCATAGTAAGCAATCGAAGCTAATTCGGGCGCCGTTATCGAATTAGTGTCGGGAGTTGTCCAAGTGTTAGTCGGCGCCGTTGCCGGCGTTGCACTCGACGTGGGAGTTGTAGTTGCCGGGACGGAGGCGACGGCATTTGCAGACGGAGCCGGCGCGTTATAGCCCACAAGACTGTTTGAACCGGACGCGACGTAAGCAACGTTTAATCCCGTGAGGCCAAGCGACACGGCGTCTGAAATTTGGTTCTTAGTGATGTTGAGCTGACCGCCGCTACGAAAGTGCGGTATCTTGTCGGCCTGTTGCGCTGGCGTTTGAATGATGATGCGTTCGCCGGGCGATGCCATGAATTGCACGAGCTGCGTATCGGGAGGTCCGGCGCCCGGTATTGTTATCGCACCGCCTGATCGCAGTTGCGGAATTGCCCCGCCCGTCGAGCTGAGTTGCGGAACGGTTGACACACCCGTGCCACCACCACCGAATAACGGCATTCCGCCCGAAGTTTGCGACGGACCATTGTTTGAGCCAGGGCCGCCGGTCCAATCTTGCGCGCCGGTTGACACGGAGCTGCCGCCTTGGCCGGCAAGAGCTGCGCCGGCAACGTTGGCGTAGGCGCCCATAGCCGCCGTCATGCCATTGATCGCACCAGCTTGATCTTGAAATGCCTTTGTCGTCTTAGTGGCGTCTGTGAACGCATCGGTGAACGTTTTGACCGCTTCGGTTCCGAATGTCTTGGCATAATCAATAGCAAAGCCTATCGCTGCCTTAACTTTATCGACGCCTATAACAAAGACGAGAAGTGCGGCGGCGGCGGCGATGACTAAACCGGGGAGCGTGAAGAACGACGCGACAAATCCGAGCACCGCCGGGATGGCAGTTGTGACCAAGTAAACGGTTAGCTCAACGATTGCCTTTCTGATCGTGTTAAGAATAGTCACTGCTTCAATGACAAGCCACGCCGCACCGAAGGCGAGAACCATCGGGATAAGAGCCGGAAGCGCCGCGCCGATCGCAATGATGCCTTCCGAGATTAGTTTATTGACGCCCACAACATTGTGCGCCGGGTTGAGATAGGCGATAAGATTGTTGTTCAACACGGAAAAAGATTGTGCAATCGTCAACGTGAAAGATTGAACTTGCGCCGTTATGGGCGCGTTGGCCTTGACTAAGATGTCAATGGTATCCGTCGTCTCTTTGGCGCCTTTTTGCATCGCCGCCGAATTCTTTTCCGTGGCGGCGTCAATGGTTGCCGAGATACGCGTATGAGTATCGCCCAACGTTTGAAGGCTGTCCTTCACGACCTTATGAGCCGCTGTTATCTGTTTGGCGCTCGCCGTGCCACTAAGCGAAAGCTTCAAGTCGGCGTCCTGCGCTACTTTGAGATGGCGCGTCTCGCTGTCAATGCGCAGTTGTTCCGACACCGTAATATCGGTGTTGGCCAACTTGATGACGCCGCCCGCCGCTTTGTGCGCAGACGACATGGCGAGCAATTGCGAAACTGTCTTGCCTGCGCCGATCGTAATAGCTTCCATGACGCCGGGAGCTTGCGCCAAGATCGTAACGAGCTGGCGACTGCTTAATGTGGCGCCGGCCGAACTTTCCGTCAAATCACGCCATAACCGCGATTGGTGCTCACTCGACGTTCCTGATAGCTGCATTGCCTTGCTGATCGTGTCGATTGACGTGGCAATTTCATCGTTTGTCTTGCCTTGGCCCGCCGTCGCTACGCGTAGCGATTGGAAAGCTTTAACCGTTACCTCAAACGATTGACCGGTTGCATTCGAAGTGTCCATCAACCGCTTGTAGACGGTATCATAGTCGCCGGTTGTCTTGGTCAACCGTTGCAGGATATTGTTAGTTGTCGTGGCGGCGTCCTGCGCTTTCTCAAATATGCTGACTGACATAATAAGCGCCGTCAACTTCATGATGCTGCCAAGCGCCGAATAGGAATTCGTTAAGCTGTTTACAGAAGCGATGTGAGCTGTTGCTGACGAGGCCGCCGCGACGTGGGCGGCCGAAACAAATTGTGTCTTGTCCGCTGCCTCGGCGGCTGCGATCGCGTTGGCTTGCGTGGCGCCCGTGGCGGCTTGCGTGGCGCCCGTGACGCGGCCGGCGGCACTGGCCAAGCCATCGTCGGCTTGGGCGGCGGCCTGGGCGGCTTGTGTAGCCTTGGCGAGCGAATTAACGAAGGCATCTTGCGCCGCGCCAGCCGCCGCAAGGCTGGCGGCGACCTTGGCGCCCGCTGCGTCGCCAGCTACGCCAAGATTAGCAAGCTTTGCGGCCGTATCATCGGTGCCGGTTTCCGTAACCTTGATGACGACATTTTCTGTTTGGTCAGCCAAGGTCCGGCCCTCCTACAATCGAGATTGTCGCGCCGCTGGAATGAAAGCGGGCGATGGCATCTTCTACAAAGCCCGCCGGGGCTTGCTTTGAGCTGCCATCGTTCAACCGTTGAATGTATGGAACATTGTTGGCGATATAGATCGGATCACCCGGTTGAGTATCGGGGATCGAAGCGCGATGGCCAATCTCAACAATACCTTCGGCCGGCGCTCCGCTAGTCACTTGCCAATTCGACTGAGCGAGGCCCGTCTTAACCGGCGTTGCACTGACGAGATCGGCCGTGAGGTTCGCCGCGACCGACTGCTTACGCTTGTTAGCGTTTAACCGGATGTTGGCGGCTAACAGGGACAGTTTCGCGGCCAATGGGCTTACCTCTACCTTGATCATTGAGTGAAGCCTTGACCTTTACTAACTTGATGAACGCTTGATCCATCTCTCGAATTAGATAATGGAGATCGTCGGCAACTTCCTCGTCAAGCTTGTAAGTCTCTGCCCATGTTTGCACCGCTGTCCAAGGGATCATTCCGCCGGTATTCCGACATGACGACAAATCCCAAAACGCCGTCCAATAGAGCTGCAAGCCAAGATTTAGATCGGGGCCGCTAAAATCGTCGGGAATTTCCCGGCGACTTCTGATCATTTGTTGAAGCACTAAAACGTTGACTTGCCCGCCTTGCTTCACCGTCCATTCAAGCAAGTCAATTAGTTTTTTACGTCTTCATCATCACGGAACGTCTTCATGTCCATTGCCTGCGTGGCAACGTCCAAGTGAAATTCCGGCCAATCGTGAAATAGCTTCTCCGCGTTCTCGGCAGTGAATGGAACCTCTTCGCCGTTGACTTTGATATTCCGCCAGTTGATCACGGCGCATTCGACAAAGATACCGATTGCAATCTCACGATCCTTTTCCGGCGGCAAAGCCTTGGCGTTGATCAGCGCACGAAACTTTTTCGTGCGCCGTGCTGCTACGGCTGAGACGCGTGGACTTTGCGGATTGTAATAACGACAAAGAATTGCCCCGTCGTCTCCGCATTCAATCCACACGCCTTCCTCGGCTTTCTGCTTGTTATAGCCGTAGAGTTTCGAGACTTCCATTGTTACACCATCCTTTCAATCAAACTGATCGCCGATGTCCGCCATTACATTGCCGCAGTCGGCAAATAGTCAAAGAAAGACATAATTGCCGTAAAGTTGGTATTGGCGTTGTTCTGCGCCGCCGTCGCTGCGTCCATCGTCAACGGAAGCAAGATCGGTTCATTAGCGACAATCTTCATCTCGCCGCCGCCGAGGCCGACCAACGGAAGATCGATCGCAATGCCGCTGTTATCCTGGCACATGATCAAGTCGAGCGTGCAATCCGAATTGTCGGGGATTGCCGCGACGGCGCCGACGTTGTTGAAATACGCCTCGACCGTTCCGCCAACGGCAAAGTCGCCGGCTGACTGATCGAAGGCGCCCAAGACCGACACCGCCTTGTTGGGCTTGATGTTATTGTTGAACGTCAGCGAACCTTGCGAGAGATAGGCAAATAACGGCGTCTCTGTGCCCACAAGTGCAAGCTGGAAGCGCCGAACGTGCGACGTGGTATTGAAGGCATGGCCCGACGTGTTGGCCGGCCGCGTGCCCGCCTTCTGCGAACCGGCCGCCTTTGTCTCATAGCCGGCGGCGATCAACGTCGTGTCCCAAGTGATCTTGTCCGCCGTGTTGATCGTCAACGTCAGATCGTTGAACAGACACTTGAGCAAGTATTCGGCTTGCACGTTTGACGAGCCATCATCGGGAGCGCCAAGCGTCCGCTCGAATTGGAACGGGATTTTGACAATGCCCGCTCCGCCATCCGACGCCGCCAGCTCATTTTTGACGACGCGACCCATGAACAATTGAACCGTCTGCGCCGACGCGCCGGAAGTCTCGGCAATAAGCGTATTCTCCGTCTTGTCGAGCACGATGTCATGTGCCACGATTGAGACGATACGCGCCCATCCCTTATTTGCCGCCGTGGCGAAATTCATCGGGGCCGTGTCGCCGCCAATGTAAATCCACTCGCCGGGGATCAAACCAAGCTGCGTGAAGTCTTTGGTTGTCGTGTGCAACGTCAGAGCGTCGGTCAGCTCTAAATCACCAGCCGCGAACTGAAAGCCAACGCGTGAGATGATACCCGTCTGCGTCGCGGCGTCTGCGAGGCCGCCCGTTGCAGTCGGAACGCTTGTCGCGCCCGGCGAGCCGCTGATAAGCTTCAAGCCATTGTTGACGGGATTGTCAAATCCCTTCGCCCATGCAAGATCGCCGGCCTTGTAGCTGGCGCCGCCGGACGGGACCGTATAAACCTCGCCGGACGCCGTAACGGTCGCAACCGTCAACTCAACTTTCTTGCGGAACGCGGCGAAGAATAGACCCTCGATCCACGGTTGCATATTGTCATACGTCAAATCGGACTGAAAGCCGCCGCTGGCGTCAAGATCAACCACAACGCCTTTCTTCTGCTGGCGACTTGCATTGATAGGCGACCGCGCCACAAGCTTGTATGTGCCGCCAAAATTCTTGTAGGAGTTGGGCTCCGCGCCAATCCAAACGTCGGCGGAGCTGCCTGCCAACGGCTCACGGACATAACGAAGTCCGGTGATGTTGCTGTCCTGTTTTGCTACGGCGGCCATGATGCTCGTTTCCTTTACATGAGGTAATCGTAATGGTATTCAACGGCAACGCGCTTTGAATGCCATTTAGTTTCCGAGGCCATCTCACGAATTAAAGCACTCACACATCGGACGCCGGTTAAGGTTTTGGACGTGTAGGCGCCTTTCACGAGTGTTGCAAGAGCGCTTAGGACGGCGCCGGCTCCCTTGTCCGTTGTCAACGGCGAGAAGATTTGAACGTATAGAAAGCCGTCAACCGTGTAGACTGCCGGGCGCCCGACGCTCCGTTGCTTGTCGGTTCCTTGCCGTGTCCAGACACGGACCCAATACTTATCACCCGGCCGCGAGGCGCCGCTGATCTGATCTGGCCACTCGATTGCCGGCACATACCCCACGATCGCAGTCGAGCCGGCGGCCCATGCGGTCTCAAGCGCACCGAACAAAGCGTCAAGTGCTTGCGGATATGTTGTCATGCGTCAAACGCCACAATCCAAAGGATCGGCCGACCGTCCGGCCCTAGAAAGTCAGCATATTTGACAATAAGGTGCGAACCGTCATTAAGGATTGCTACGTCGCCAATTAACGGCGTAAATGGAACGTCGCCTACCATGTGGGCAAATCTTACGCCAGCCGCGATGAAATCAGCGGGATCAAGCTGTAGAGCCGCGTAAGCCCGAAACGGCGACGGCTCCCAACTTAGATTGATGTTATTGTAGACCGTTGGTGATCCGGTTGTAGAATTCCATGCTTGCGCGCCGGCAGTTGCAGTTGGACGCGTCCAAGAGATAATTTCGCTCGGCCCATCGCCAATAAGCATCTCGTGAGCCATAGCGATATAGTCTTTATAGTCCGCGTCGAATAACGGGTTGCTCATATGCGAACCGATGACAATGAATAGCCGGACTGATCTTGCATAAGCGGAGCAAGCCACGCGTTGACTGCGAGCATGTCCGGTTCAATCGACGTGTTGATAATCTCGCTGAAATGCTTTTCAAGCGGGCCAAGTTTCTTCATCGTGACGAAGGGGCCGTTTTGCGTCGGAAACAACGTTACGCCATCGGCAACGTTCTTCGCAAGCATGATCTGTGCATTGATCAGCTCAACGGGAATTGCATTCTTGGGAAATGAAGCGTTGACGATCGCTTGCACCAAGTTGTCAAAGCCGTTCAATACTTGGAATGACACGAGCGACTTGGCGTCAATAAACACGCCGTCGCGTGGCCACTGCAACGGCTGTTGAATGGGAAGCGTGAACTTCGTCGGATCGTTTGTCTTCCGGCCCTGGTAGCGATTGCGTTGCGCTTCCAGATAATCGGTCGCCATGATCAAAGCCTTTTCAGACGATGGCTGATCGGCGCCCATGACAAAGCCACGGGCATTACACCACGTCAACGCATCGTTGTAAGCAACGTATGAGTTGGCGCCTGTAACGCCCGTGCCGTCTTCAACTATCAGTGACGTAGGCATGTTAGGAACACGTCACCAACTCAGTCGCAACTATCGTCTTGGCACTCTTGGTCAGCGTCGCCGTGACAACCGTTGTTCCAGCCCCGGCACCCGTCAAAACGCCCGTGCCGGCGCCAATAGTTGCCGTTGCGCCCGTCGCGGAAGTCCACGCCATGCCGGCGTCCGCCGTGACATCGGTAACGTTGCCGTCATCGTCCACAAGGAACGCTGACATCTGCGACTTAGCCGTGTGAACAAACGACAGAGCCGCCGGTCCAATTACGAGCTGAGCGCCGGGGCCAAACACTTCATCGGCCGCGCCAACGCTCAACGTTGCGACGCCGCTGTAAGCCGCCGGAATAGCGGCGCCGGAATAGGACGCGCAATAGTCCGCCGTTTCGAGAGTGCCAAGCGTTGGATCGGCCGCCGGGCTCGTGGTTGCGCCACTGCCGTAGGTTTGGTTTCCGACCGTCAATTTCGACCGGATATGAACCTGATACTTCGGGACATTCCCATCATTGAGATATTGAATGTCCTTCGCTTCATTCGCCGAAGGCGTCTGTCCGGCGATCCAATAGAGAACTTTCTTCGTTGCTGCGGCCACGGTTGATTATCCTTTGCTGCTATACCTTGGGAGCGCCCCATCCGGCTTCGGGCGCCGGCTTTTGGTTACTTCCCGTTTCAGCGTCCGGCCCGGCGATTGCCTTCACGTCAGCTAATGGCAAATCCGCCACTAATTGAAGATCAGCCGTCATCGTTTCCGATCGCTTCGTCAGCTCCGCCGCATAACGCGCCGGGATAGCCGGGCCGGCAAGATCGTCAAAGTCCTCTAAGGCGCCGTCAACCGGAACGTGTTGAGCGTTGCGAAACATGACAGTGCCCACAATCTTGTCGGCCGCTATCCTGTCTCCCGGCAACGGCGAAATGCCGTCAATCCAATAGAGAACTCTGATCGGTTTCCTGCCAGCCATTGATAACGCTCCGTTGGTTACTTCGAGATCAGAACAACGCCAGCCGTATCCTTGATTGACGTGCTGATCTTATCCCAATTGGTTCCCGTGAAGAGAGCCGCGTCCGTGGGCGCGTGACCGCCGTTGGTCTTGTCCCATGCGTAACCCTTGATGCCGAGCGAATAGCTCCATTCGGCCTGATAGGTCCGCGTGATGTTCTCATTGCCGTTGAGCGTCGAATAGTTGTCGTCGAAATCGTCGGAACGCTCGACGTAAACGGCGCCCGGCACGAGACCAAGCGTTGCATACGTTGGCGTGCCGGCAATCACGAGCGCCGGAATATCCGAGACGACAAAGATACGCCCGAAGGGATCGCGCGTCACGGCGACGTTGCCGTAATTGAACAGAAATTCCGAGTTGGTGATTGCATTTTTCCACAAGTCACCGATCGGCTTCGAATGCATGATCCAAGCGCGAATTGCCGACGAATAATCACCGAACAATTGCTGCGCAGTCACGAAATCGGAAAATGCCACGATCCCCGTGCCGACGCCCGACATATCGTTGGTGACGGTCGCGCCCTCATTGATAAGAGCGCCGGTCGTGGCGCCGACTGCCGTGTTGAGCATGTCCGCCAACGTCTCAACGGCGATCTGTTGACCCATCGCGGCGCCAGCCGTTGCCGGGTCCATCATGATCCAACGCCACTGAGCGGGATCGAGGCGGATCGGAGGCGTGCCGGCCGCAACCTTCACCTTCACGTCGTCAAGTTGCTTGAGAACCTTTTCCGTGACGGCGCCGGAACCATAGGGATTGCGTCGGCGGACAATGCCGGCGATCTTGGCGAAATAAATCTCGTCGCTGAAATCACCCTGGCGGCCCTTGACCGTCAACGTAATGACGCCATCGGACGCAGCATTGAACAAGTCAATTTGCTGCGCCAAGACCTCGGTTGCGGCGAGATAAGCATACTCGCTGAATACGGAAAGATCGGAAAGAGCCACTTGACTATCCTTGTCTTGCGGCCCGTCTGGCTTCTACTGCTGCTGTAAGTGAGACGCCTAAGTCTTTAGGCTTCAAAGCAGACAAAGGGACGGGCGGTTGCGTTCCATCGGCCATCGCACTGCCCGGCCTTTGCAAAGGCGTTTTACCTGGGGCACTGCCACCAGACGCCTTGCTTGCGATCACTATGGCGGAATATGCCTTATCCGTCAATAGCTCCGTTTCCAGCTCCGCCAAAGTGCCGGCGGAAGGCTTGCCGTTCTTGTCGAGAATTCGCAGAATTGGCGTTTCACCATCGTATTCGACGGCGAGCCGATCCTTGATAGCTCTTGACATAAGCTCCGGTGAATTGCTGATCTTGGTCGCCAGTGTCAATGCCGTGCCGTCAACCAACGTCGTCTTGATGGCACCTTGAAGCTTAGCGACAGTTGCCGCCGACTTGGTTTCCGACTTTTCCAGCTTAGCCGTCCACGACTTTTCCAGCTCTGCAACGTCGGGCGATCGCGTGTTGGCGGCCTTAAGCTCCGTCGTCAAACTAGCGACCTTTTCCCCGGCCTTGTTCAACTCTTCCGCCAAGCCGTCAGCCCGCGCTTTCTCGCGATCGTGAGCCCTCGTCAATTCGGATGCGTCGTCAACGTCAAGAAAGTATTCTTGATCGTTTTTAGTGTTGATCTTGTATTCCTTTTTCAAGTCTTCCGACAATGCATCGAAAGCCGTTTTCGTGATCTTGCGACGGAGAGCCATTTGTCAATTCCTCAGTTGGCGTTGTTGGCGGGATGGCCTGTCTTGGCGGGATCACCGCCCAAGTTGGGAGCCGGCGCGGCCGGCTTCAATGCTTCAAGAGCGGCGGCGGCCTTGGCCTTCATGACCGGAAGCGCCGTGGCGTCGTCTTCTGTTGCAAGGCCAGCCCGGCGGAGATTGTCTCTGATCTCAGGATCGGTGAGCACGCCAGCTTGCCAAGCTTTGACGATGGCCAACAGTTCGTTGAAATCCATATACGTCAAATCGAATTCGGTATTTAGCGAGTAGCTAATCCCGTCAACCGCCCCGCCCATGAAACGAGCGGCCCATTTGAAACAGAATTGGAACGCCGCTGCGACGTTCTTAGCCGACGCGCCAAGCGTTGAGCTTTCTGCCGTGTTCTCAATGTCAGTCTCAGTAGCGGTTCGCTGGACAGTTGCTTGCTGAATAAGCTTAGCGCCAAGGGCAACCATTTGCCTTTCTTTGGCGTCCATTGCTTCCTTCGGCATAATGTTAGGGGACGCCTGTAGTAAGCCGGCCGCACCATTAATTGGAAGTGGAATGATTGCTCTTGAGCCAAGCTGAATTCTCCCTTTGAAAACGTCGTCAATCCATTGTTTGGTAACGCCGGAAACCCACGGCGTTGGCTGACCGACCATGTAGGAGCTTTCCTCATAGTCGGCTGAATTGCGATAATGGCCCATGTTCAAATGCGCCATATCCGACAGTGGCGGATTGTCGGGATTGCTGGCGTTGTTCTCGCTACCTACAAATGTGAACGGCAATTCGGTTAGGAGCTGCCCGTTGACATCACGCGGGTAGAATATCTGTGTGTTGGTATAGCCGCCTTGCGCGCTCCCCTGCCAAATCTCGATTTGTGCCGTCCACGGCGCCGTAGGATCGTCGCCTTGGGGCAAGAGCCGCAAGACACGCCATTGAACGCCAAGCTGGACCTCGAAGCCGTCATCGCGAGCGTGAAAGCCCTCTTCGATCACGACCAGGGAAAGAATTACTTCGGCGCCACGCTTGATCGTGCGCCAGTTGATCACGTCCCAAGGGGCAAAGAGCTTGAACGTCGCGCGGATCGTGCCGGCCGTGATCTCCGCTACCGACGCCGGCTGCGCCATGTCGGGATAATCGACCATCAAGCCAGCTCGACCGTAGGCAAGCACGTAATTCGCCGTTGACTTGGCGAGCTGATCGGCCGGCACACCCTCACCCGTGCAATCGTCGCACACCATTTGAAGATTTGTTGGTAACTTGGCGACCGGCGGCCGAAGGAAGATTTGGCCAACAAGGCCCGATAGGGTCCGCGCCGTGACGTTGTAAAAGATCGCTCGACGCAAGTAATTCTCGTAACGAAGTAAATTCTCTTGGCCTTGATCCAACGGATTAGGCATCGGCAAATACTTCGTTTGCGCTTTCTTGACAATTTCCTCGCCGCCGAGACAATCGCGAATGAGATCATAGGACATGATCAACGTCGATAGTTCATTGCGGACAAACTCAACGTTTGGTCCGGCCGCTGCGCCGGCCGCTGCTTTGTTGTTACCCCTGACCGCCGTTTTGCTACGTGCGAGCGCGCCGGGCTTACCTGCTACAGCCATGTCGGTTCCTTACGTTGGCCAGCTCGCCGGAATGCTCCCGGCTATGCGCGATGATCCTGCCAAGCACCGATAGCGCACCATGTCATACGCATGATCTTCCGCCTTGGTATCAACGTCGTCTGGCTTGTCGGCGTCTCGCGGCAAATTAGGAATTGTCGAAATTGACGCCCGGCAATTGTCCATAAAATAGAGCGCCGGACCTTCATGCTTCAATGCCGCTTCTAGCCGATCACGGATAACCTGTAAACCGATCGCTCGTGATCCTGGCGACTTGTCAGCTTCGCCCCAATGGCAACCGGCCTCCGCCATCAACTTTTCAGTCGTGTCGGAACCGGGATCGGACACTTGGCGGATTTGATTGTCAGCCGGGCCGCCCCACGGACGTTTTGCGAACCATCCTAGCCGCTGCATATCCGCCTCGAATTTAACGACGGTTTCTGCAACCGTCTTGGAAGACATGCGCAAGCCTTCCTGAGAGCCGATAGCCGGCGAGCCATACCATTCGGCGCATTGGATCAATGAGCCCGGTTGAGGCGCCCAACGCCGACCATTGGGCAACGTGACTTCCTCGCCGTTGGCTTCCGCCCACCAGCCGATTGCAAACGGCTTTGAGCTACCCCAATCGAGCGATCGGTCAAGGAACCAATTTTCAGGGATTTTGAACCTCGGCACAACGTGAAAAGCCGGCCGCCATAGATCGTCGATAGCTCCGCCGCTGGCAATATCCCAAGAGCCGCCGAACCATGACGCTTTCTTGTTTGGGTCCGTAATCAGCGACAATTCCGCGATATATTGCGGCGACAAATGCCGATTTTCCTTCCAATGACTAAAGATCGTCACTTGGGAACGTGTAATCTTCTCCCGTTGCTGCGTTTGCGGATTGAAGATGTTGACTTCAACGCGTAAAACGTCGCCAATCTTAATCGGGTCAATGAAACGTTGCTTTACCCACAACCTGCCGGGTCCGAAGCTGTTAGTTGTGCTGAAACATTCAAGCGGGATCGGCGGAAGGTCAATTCGCTTGCGCGTTTTCGGATCAAACGGCGCGTCTTTTTCGACCGTAAAGCTTGATCGGTTGCAAGACATCATGGCATCGTAACCGACGCTCTTGATCTGCTTGCAAAGCTCATTCCAGCCAATAAACGGGTATTCGTGGCCATGATACTTGTCGTAATCACTTTCCGTCTCAAACGTTCGGAATAGCAACTCTTCGCCCGTTGGCCAAATCCACTTATAGTCGCCCTTGCTTTCTAAGAAGCGAGCGCCATCGTTATATTGCGGGAACCATCGTTTAGACTTCGCAACAATATCGTCAAGGTTTTTGTATTCAACGTCAAAGATGATACCGCGCCAAAACGGACCATAGCCTTGCCCGACGCGACTACGGAAGCGCATGAGCTGCACATCCGTCTTACCGCCGCCTCTCGTGCCGGTGTAGAGAATGTGATTGGCATCCGACGTTATCGCGAATTCTTGGCTCGTGCCCTCAATCGCTTGCCAAACGGGTTTCTTGACTTCCTCGGCTTTATGCACAGTCGGCCGCTGAGCGGCGCCAATCGGCGTTGACCGATCGGCGCTCGCCCAAGGCGCATGTATCGAGGGGATCGAATGCGCCGGGTTTGTCAGCGGTTGATTGAGACGTGACACCTAGCGTAAAAACAGAAGAACGCACACGACGATAACGACGATAACGAGGCCACTGCCGCCGTAATAGCCGCGTTGACCGCCCCACTGCCAACTCTCGGCCCATCCTCCGTAATGCCCGCCGCCGCCAAAGATGGCAACAAGCACGATAACCAATAGAATTAGACCTAGCGGTGACATGGCCAGTTCCTTTACTTGATTGCCTCTTCGGCTTCAATGAACAAGCGATCTTGTTGCTTGCGTAGTCCCGCTTCCCATTCGGCCCCACTACCTTTGCTGACAATAACCATCGTCCGGTTGTCAACAATGTTGGTAGAGCCGCGCGGGTCACGATTGAGAATTCCGGTAACTTCGCCATAGAGCTTCAACGCCTTCGTCTTGGCGTCGGGATCGCGGGTGTTCTCCGCGTGAGCCCAAATCGCTCTAGCGAGCTGCAACTTGTCGGGGAGGAAATGATCTGCGCCAAACTCGGAAATGAGCTGCGCTTGCACGTCGAGCACATAGGGATCGTGAGGCCAATTCGTGGCAATCCCGATCGCTACGCCCATGTCCAGGGCGCCGACCACGGCGATGGCGGCCCGCATAGGTTCGGGATCACGCAAAAAGGCTTCTGCGAAGCGTTCCTTGAGCTGAATATCGCCGGGCGCCATGCCCCGGTTTAGCAGAATTGGTTAATGGCGTCTAGTTGGGCTTCTGCGCTCGTGAAATCAGGTTCGGAAGCGCGAATTCGACCGCCCAAGTGGCAATTTCATCGTCAGTAGCTTGTGCAATGTTAACTCTGACCGGCAATTGTGGGCAATCGAGCATATAATCATTATCGATCGTCAAACTATAAATCAAACCGTCGCCTTTGGCGATCGCAATAGCGGTATTAAGCCGCATTCGTATTATTTGGACAGCCGGCCTATCGTCATCGGGCGGAGTTGGGGCCGTTGGCATGTCTAACATGTTGGTTTCCACGTTAAATAAGCGACAATTATCTCTTTGGCTTCCTCGTAACTGTAAGCCGTAGCGACGCCATAGCCGGCCCACATTAAATCGGCCCTAATCGTGTCTTGTTCCTCGCTAGTCAATCCGTGCCGGCGCCTCGCTTTGCCGTCCGTTCGCGTTGTTGGCCGCTTCATCTCAATATAGAGCCCGTGCCAGCCATTTACTGGCCACGGCAGGAATATATCGGGAATTCCCCGTTTGACACCCTCGGCTTTGAGGCGGCCCGCCGTGATTTTATCGCGAAGGCCGCCGTTGGGTATGGCGTGCATCAACCGGAGCTGCGGATACCACTTGCCGCCCTCGCCGGTAGGCGATGCCCACATGAACAGCGCGACTTGCTGCCCGTGCTCCGTGCCACTGGCGGCGTAGTGCTCTGGTGAAATCGCCTTAGCAATCTTGGCCACAACGCGGTCCTCGTAAGCCGCTACAGCCGCCTTGATCATATCCCGTTAGCAATCCACATGCCGACAAGGCCAAAGACGCCAAAAGTAATCAATGCGCCGCCGACGCCCCACAGCACAAAGGCGCCGGCCGTGATCGCCAGGACCGACGATATGAGCAAAACGATGTTAACCGTTCCTTGATCGAGGTTCATATTACTTCCTTCCACCATGATTGAAAGCTGGCGACGCAATCGGGGCAAATGTCCGCCATCTTGTAAAAACAATCGGGATCGACAAGTAACTTTGTCCCGTTGTCGCATTGGCCGTTGATCGTGCCCCACTTGCGATCGTTTGGCGCCCGCTTCATGACGATCTCGCAACGGTCGCAAGTGTAAATGTTGTATGTTGTAGTTTCGCGCGTCATCGCAGCACGACCTTTCGCTTGGGATCGGTCAAGCTGGTAGGGCCGACCAATACCTCAAATTCGTCCACGAGGTAGGATTGTAAACCCTCGGCGCCGGGATCGTCAAGCTCAATGAAGACTTCCACGCCTTGCCCGTGCTCGCGGGCAATATCGTCAAGTTTAATGAGCAAATCGCTAATCTTCATTTCTTGGCTTTCGTATAAAATGGACACTTCTCACGTTCATTGATCTGGCGCGCCAAATCTTTGATAATTACAGCCGTCGCTCGCAAAGACACGTTAAACGGGACCGCTTCGTCTTGATGCATCATGATCCGAAACGTCATGTCATCATAAACGGTCGCTTCCATTTTGAGAACGGCCCGCTTCATTAGTAATCTCTGACGTATTTGTCATACCATCGCTTTATCGCAGCGTTGCGGGCGATCTCGCTACGGCGAGCCGGCGAGAGCTTGGCCGATCGTAGCTTGGCCATCCGTTGAGCCTCGAAATTGACGAGGCCCAACGGTTCGGTCAGCCGATTACCATTCTTCCGATCGCCCATTACAAAGTTTCGTCCCAATCGGAAACGCTGCGCCCGACCATGAAATGAGCCGTAAACTTCCAACGTTTGGCGGCGGCGTGAGCCGACGCGAGCTGGATTGTCAGCTCCGTGCGTCCCTTGGCCATTTGCTGCAAGTCATTCGTCAACGCCTTATAGGCGTGATCTCGACCCTCGATTGCCGCCCGCTGGTGATCTATGACATTGCGGTTCGCATCGTTCTCCGCGCGCAACCGTTCCATTTCCGCGACGTAGCTGGTTCTCTGTCCCAGCATATCGTTATACGCCAAGAGCAATTCGGCGTAATGCATGTGCCCCTTGGACTTATAGTTGTCACGCCGCCGCCGCTTCTTGACCGGGAATGCCTGCGCAAGCTTCGCCGCAAATAACTTGCGAGCCCGATTGAGCGGCGTCGTCTTGATGTCAATAAGCTTGGCCTTGAACTGACCCATCGCTTTCTCGACTGCCGGCGATTGTGCGTTATCAATGGCCTTGTTGGCGGCTCGCTGCTTTTTGTTGTAGTGAGGTTCCTTTTCCCGCCCGTAGGGAATAGCAACCTTGGCCTTCGCCGCCGCACGCCGGTTCCGCGTATAGATCGCGCCGGGTGTCATCGATAGCTCTTTCATCGTTAATTCCTTTGCTGATATGTCGGGAGTTTGTCCCGATCTTCGAGGTTACCAAGAGCAACTACGGTGCTGCCCACAACTTGCCACGCCCATTCCCCGAGCTTGGAATATGGAGCGTCGCTCGCCTCCCATGAATACTCGACGTTTTCGGTGTTGTCAAACCATCCGAACACGTCTTTGGGATGCAAGATTGTCCCGTAAATGCTTCCCGTGTTCATGAGATGCAACGCGATGGCAACGTATTGGTCTTTCGGGTCCAGCCGCCGCCAAATCATAATCCTGATCATCGGGTCTTGCTCAAGGCAAAACGCAACGTCCGGCACGCCTAGCTCCGCGATCGAAGCCGACGTTAGAATAAATATGTTCCTGAATTCCGGCTTGTTGCTCACACCCCAATCCTCTTGATCTGGCGCCATCGCATTTCCAGCCGTTTGATCTCCGCCAAGTCGGCGTTGCGCCGGACTTTGAGCGTTTTGATCCTGTCATTGATCGATCTGATTGCGGCCTGTTGGGGCGTCATGGCTGTTTGGACCTTGCGAGAGCGGCTCTGATACGGTTCAACGTTTCGTAAGGGAAGTGAAGCGTTTTCACATCCGCGAGAACGGTTGCCAGCTCCGTTTGTAAAGTTGCCAATCGCCGCCTACAATTCGATCGCTCTTTGTCAGTTGGTCTAACAGGAAGATCAGCCATCTTTCGACGGTTGATCGCAGCGTTGATAAATTGGCCTTTGGTGCTCATATGGGGAGTGTGGCACGGGCGTGTTTTTGTGTCAACCGATTTTTTGCAGCGGATTTTGATGGCGGTCGGGGCCGGCCGGTAGGGTTAACTGTTAACCGGGTATGGGGCGGGTCGTTACCGTTAATAAGTAGCGTCAACAGTTAACCTTAATGCCGGTATCCCGTTAGCGTTAATCATTAACCTTAACGCCAGCTCCACATGACGCGTGCGTTAACCTTAATTCGTAACCTTACTTATCAAATAACCATTAACCTTAACGCCAATTCGCATAACGGGTTTTATGGAACTAAGGACACAGGTATTAACTAGGGTTAGGGTTATCAATTAACGTTAACGCCCGCGTAATAATGACTGTCTGTTAATGTTACAAATTAAGGTTAAGGGCGCCAAGCAAGCAAGCAAACGTGTTAACCTTACCTGTTAACCACGTCCGTTAATAAACGTCCGCTGCTGTTAACCTTACTTATTATATATCCAAGTTATTAATACTGTATAACCAAATTAGTGTGTGTTTTCAATAAGATAGATTAAATAGTTATACAGTTATACAAGTTAACGTTCTGCGATGGCATTTGACGTTATTTAACAGGGCATTTGACGGTCGGTTTTACCTCTCATTAAGACCCATGGAAGGTCAAATTTGTATAACTGTATAACTAT